CCTGCCGGCATATTGACAGTCTGACATTTAACCGGATTGTGGCAGCAGGATTCGATCATCTGACAGCTTTTCAGCAGGAGACCATCAAAGAGGTTGTCTGCATGCAGGCAGATTTCGAATATGAAAATGCAGATGAAATCAATACGATTTTATCCAGCTATAGCATTAATGGAGTATCCGCACAGTTCGGAAGTTCCTGGAATGTTTTCATGGAAAAAGGTATTGCCATGAAGCGGGATGTGTATTCGTTACTGACTCAGACAGGCCTGTGTTGCAGAATTGCGAGGTGATCCTATGAAATATCCATGTTTGGTGCCTAAAAGATTATGTAAGACAGATATCTCTGTTGCGATAGATCAAGAAGGACTGAACGAATACGGGGAGCCATTGAAGCCAGTGGAGTATTACGGACAATGTAACTATCAGGACAAGGCAAAAACTGTGCTGACCACGGAGAAGAAACTGATAGAGATCACCGGAACAGCATTGTTTCCCGGAGATATTTGTCCTGATCTTCCGGTCATATCCGGAGGCAGTGCTGTGATATTTGGGGGTAAGCGCAGGATTCTTGAGGGTCGTAAGGCGAGAAACCCGGATGGAACAGTCAACTATACGGAGGTGATGCTGATATGATCAGTGTAAATTCCACAGTAAAGCTGAATTTTCCGAAGATCCAACAGCTGACGAAAGCACAGGTGATGGCTTTAGAGCAGACTGCGGAGGCATTACATACCAATGTAGTGCAGGCACAGGTGTTCCCAAGGGATACCGGCAATCTGCAAAACGAGAGCACTTTTGTTGATTATTCGGAGAGCAGCCAGGGAAAAGTCAGTATCATATCCAGCACACCCTATGCAAGACGGCTTTATTTCCACCCGGAATATCATTTCCAGAAGACGGAGAACCCGAATGCAAGAGGCGAATGGTATGAGGACTGGATCTCTGGGAAAAAATCAGAGTACTGCCAGAAAGCATACAAACAAATATACAGGAGGATTGCCGGATTATGATGTTATCGGATGTGCGGGATTATGTGGAATCCCTTGAACTGGCAGACCATGTATATATGGGAAGCCTGCCGGACAAGCAGGAGAAGTCCATCGGTGTTTATAACAGCAAACATCAGCAGGAGTATAAGACAGCATTAGGAGGACCACAGCTTGCATCTTACGGGACAAAATATGTCACCCTGTTGATTCACTGGAATAATTCGCCGAGAGAATCAGAAAAGGCAGCCATGACAGCATTTGATGCGGTGAAGGCTGCAAGAAATGTAACGGTCAACGATCAGTTGATAAAATTTATACAGCCTCTTTATGAACCACAGGATGTCGGAAAAGATGATGCCGGTATCTGCGAATGGGTCATAGAGATGGCTGTTATTTATGAGAAAGGAAAAGGTGAAAAAGAATGAGCACACCTATTACAGGAGTATATCCATGCTATGAAAACCAGTTCCAGATCAATGCGGCAGCAAGCGGTGTAGAAAAGAAAATGGTTGATATTGCGGACTGCGATACATTCAGTGTATCTTTCGATAATGGAGTAGAGGAATGGCATCCGTTTACAGAAAAAGGATGGGTGAGACGCCTGCTTACCAGTAAGGGAGTTACCATATCCGTAACTGCGAAACGTAACGTAGGAGATGCCGGTAATGATGCTGTAGCAGCACTTGCGTGGGTAAACGGCCGCTCTGCAGAGAAAGATGTCCAGTGGACATTCCCCGACGGAACCGTGGTGCTGTTTGCCGGAGCAGTCGTGAACGTAAAGAACATTGGAGCAGGAGACTCTACAGCTGTGGCACCGTTGGAATTCGATATTATGAGCAATGGAAAACCTGAGATTACTCCCGCAGCATAAAAACAGGAGGCTATTATGGCAAAGAAAATCGTAGATATTACAGAAAAGCTGAGTTTTGACGAGAACCCGGTATTGAAGATTAAGGATGTTACCGTAGAAGTAAATTCCGATGCAGCCACTGTGCTGAAGATCATGGGTATTTTTTCGAAGGGTACATCAGCTAAAGAAGTGTTGGCGGTATATGAACTGATTTTTAATGAGAAGGATCGGAAAAAGATCGATAAACTGAATCTCCAGTTCAAGGATTTCCAGACAATCATCATGGCAGCAGTAGACATGATCACGGGAGACGAAGAGCCGGGAGAGCAGTGACCCGTACTATGATCTGATCGGAGATTACAGTCTGATCGTATCATCCTTCCAGGCGCAGTACGGGATTCGGCTGTCAAAAGAAATTGATACCATGAAGTGGGATGAGTTTAGGGATCTTCTTATTGGAATCGGACCGGAGACACCGCTGGGACGGATCGTAGCAATCAGGGCCGAGGAGGATAAGGATATTTTAGACCATTTTACTCCGGAACAACACAGAATCAGGAATGAATGGCGTGCAAACAGAGCAAAAAAGGTAGCACCTGATAATATGGCAGCAGTACTTGATCAACTGAAGAATGCGTTCATTTCTCTGGCAGGGGGCGATATACATTGAAAAAGTAGATAAGAAAAAAGTAGTGTGTCCTTACTGTGGGCATCCGGTGAATGCAATGCAGACGGAAGATGCACATTGCAGGGGAATTTATTTCCGATGTAAAAATAAGGACTGTAAAAAGATTTTTGAGTTGAAGTTATAAGACGCTGTGCCGATGTGCCTGTCTTAGAAGGCAGGCTGGTTATGAGTGAAGCTACAAGCGTTGGACAGATCGGATTAGATCTGGTCGTAAATAAAAAGGACTTTAATAAGCAGATGAGCGGCATCCAGAGCCTGGCTACGAAAGTAGGCAAGAAACTGGCTGCCGCTTTTGCTGTAAAAAAGCTCGTAGATTTCAGCGAGAAGTGTATCGAACTGGGATCAGATCTGAGTGAAGTGCAAAATGTTGTGGACGTAACATTCCCAGCGATGTCGAAACAGGTAGATAAATTTGCGCAGAATGCCGCAACTGCATTTGGACTGTCCGAGACGATGGCCAAGAGGTACACAGGAACCTTCGGTGCAATGGCCAAGGCTTTCGGATTCAGTGAGAAGCAGGCATACGATATGTCTACCACTCTGACAGGACTGGCGGGAGATGTGGCATCCTTTTATAACATATCTCAGGACGAAGCATATACAAAGCTGAAATCGGTATTCACTGGAGAAACAGAGAGTCTGAAAGACCTTGGTGTCGTCATGACACAGACGGCATTGGATGCCTACGCTATGGCCAATGGCTACGGGAAGACCACTGCGGTCATGTCGGAGGCAGAAAAGGTAGCCTTACGGTATTCCTTTGTTCAGAGTAAGCTGGCGACGGCATCCGGGGATTTTATGCGGACTTCCGACGGATGGGCCAATCAGGTCAGAATCCTGAAGCTGCAGACTGAGTCTTTTATGGCGGCAATCGGTCAGGGGCTGATCAATGTCCTGACACCAGCTATCAAGGTTATCAATACCCTGATGGGGAAATTGGTACAGCTGGCGAATGTATTTAAAGCGTTTACAGATAAATTTGCCGGAAAGAAAGGTAATGATGTAGCCACCGGGATGGCAGCAGCTGAGGATGCATCTGCGGGAATCAGTGATAATATTAATGCCGCGGGAAAAGCAGCTAAAAAGTTAGGTGGATTACTTTCGTCTGATGAACTGGATTTACTCTCCCAGAAGACAGATTCATCTTCTGCATCCGGAGGAACTTCAGAAATAGATATCGCTGGTTTGCAGACTTCCACGCAGGAAGTTGAAGCCAGTGTGGATAAAATTTCAAAAAAACTCTCAGATGCATTCAAGATTCCCGGTGTCAAAAATTTTGCAGATCAGTTCAACAATGGTCTGAAAAAGATTGATTTCGGAAGTCTGAAGAATAATTTCTCCAGAATCATGGATCAGATGGAGCCATTAGGCAAGGCTACAGTCAAAAACATTGAGACCATCATGGATCCGCTGGGAGGATACCTTGGAAACAAGATAGGGAATAAGATTGCTGTTACGACAAAGGCAGTAGATCTTGGTCTGGACGGAATTGCAAATTATCTGGAACTCAACAGGAAAAAGATAGAATCCTGGAGCAGTGATGTAAGCCAGTCTATTGCGAACGGATTTACAAATCTTACGGATATCAATGAGCAGACATACAATAATCTGCTCGGGGCACTGGATAAAGCAGGACCTGATATTGTAAACGGAATCAATGATATTCTGACAGGTTGTACTGGATTTGGAATGTCATTGGGAACAATCTTCGCTGAGGGGTTCGAGATTTCCACAGAACACACATCCCAGTGGATGAAAGACAACCAGGATCTGATAGAAGGTACACTCACAGATCTGTTTGAATTCGGTGGAGAATGTGCTTCACTGGCAGGAGAGATCGTTGGAGAACTTGGTAGTTCTCTTACGGACTGGTGGGAGTCTCAGGGGAGCAGTACTTTTGGAAATATTATAGATGCCTGGAATGATATCAAGAAGACAGTTTTAGAACTGTGGAATGATATTGCAATGCCGGTACTGAACCATGCTAAGGAAGCGTTACAGGAACTATGGGAAGAAAATCTCAGACCACTATGGGACAACATTCTTGATCTGATCAGCTCAGTAGGCGATTTCCTTGCAGCCGCGTGGAGTACCGTAATCAAACCAATTATCGGGTATCTGGCACCGACAATCAAGCAGGTGGCAGACATTGTGATAAACATCATGAGTACCGTATTCGCAACCGTGTCAGACATTATATCCGGAGCCATGAAAATACTGGGAGGACTGTTGGACTTCCTCACCGGAGTGTTTACAGGCAACTGGAAAAAGGCATGGGAAGGCTTACAGAAAATTACGGATGGAATCTGGCAAGCAATATGGGGATCTATCAAGGGAGTATGTAATCTTATTATTGACGGTGTGAATGCAATGATATCATTGATATATTCTACACTACGCAATGTGGTAAATGGAATCGGAAGCGTCGCAAAGAAGGCAGGAGATCTGGTTGGAAAAGACTGGGGCTTCGAAATGCCGAGTGATCCACCGCAGATACCTAAATTGTGGAATGGTGGATATGTCAAGGCTAATACGCCACAGCTTGCTATGATCGGTGATAATAGGCATCAGGGAGAAATTGTATCACCGGAAGATAAGTTACAGAAAATGGCACTAAGCGCAGCACAGGCGGCAGCGGGATCGGGAGGATCCATATCTGCGGAAAAGCTGGATAAGATCATTACATTGCTGGAGACTATCATCAGAATATTAGCGTCAGGCAATACGATAGAAATCAATGGTGTAAAATTTGCGGAACTACTGAAAAAGATAAACAGGGAGTACTTTAAGGCAACTGGAAATTACCTGTTGCTGGATGTATAGGGAGGCAGCAGGATGGCATTTCAGGCATGGTTATTAAAAGTGGGAGATACTGATATTTCAAAGTATGTAGATATTGAGACCTATAAGGTGAGTCCGGATCAGCGTGCAGATCTGGACTCTGACAGAAATGGTTTGAATATTTTATACCGGGAAGTTGCAGATCATTATACAACAAAAATTGAGTTCAATACGATTCCACTGGAAGCATGGGAAATGACAGAATTTCTACAAGCAATGGAAAAAGCGTACATAAAGGAGAAGGAAAGAAAGGTTATTGTAACTTATTTCGATGTAAATACCGGAGGATATAAATCGGGAGAAATGTATGTACCAAATTATACAGTAGAGACAAAAAGTTGGAATGGTATGGAATTATGGTATAAGCCATTACGTGTTGCGTTCCAGGAGTATTAAGAGGGAGAGGGAATGATAGATTATAAATATAAAGATTTTTATAATGATACATCTGTATCCAAAAGAATGCAGATACAATGTAGTGACGGGAGTGTACTGAATGAAGATGACTGGAAAGGTGAAAGTGCAGAGCTTACTGAGAGACTATGCTCAGAGAGTGAACTAAGTTTTGGCAGGTGTGAGGCGAGTACTTTTAAACTGAGAGTCAGGGAACGAATAATACCTCTTGCCGGAAAAAAGATAACCGTATCCGTAACATTGGAAGGAGCCGAAGAGGCTCCTTTTATGATGGGAGTTTATAAAGTAGATTCTGATGTACCTACAGCAGATAGAAGATATAGGGATATTGTAGCCTACGATGCCATGTACGACATCCTAAATGCAGAGGTGTCTGGGTGGTATAACAGCCTGACATTTCCGATGACACTTAGACAGTTCAGAGACAGCTTTTGTGCCTATGTTGGTGTGGAGCAGGAAGAAATCACACTGGTTAACGATGATATGACAGTGGAGAAGACCATAGATCCAGGAGAACTCCCAGGAAAGACGGTTATAGAAGCTATCTGCGAGATTAATGGCTGCTTTGGTCATATCGGTCGAAATGGTAAGCTGCGGTATGTGGTGCTGGAGCAGATGATAGAGGGGCTGTATCCTGCGGATGAGCTGTATCCGTCCGATGATCTTTACCCGGCAGATCCGCTGGGAACAACAGAAGTATCCAAGAGCATGTATCTATCCTGTCAGTATGAGGATTTTATAGTCCAGCATATTACTAAGCTGCAGATTCGCCAGGAAGAAAATGATATCGGGGCAATCGCTGGTAATGGAAATAATAGTTACATCATCGAGGACAACTTTTTGGTATACGGCAAGTCTGCGGTAGACCTACAGACAATAGCGGACAACGTCCTCAGCGTGATCAGTGGTGTGTGGTACCGACCAGCGCAGGTAGAGGCCCGTGGCAATCCCTGTCTGGAGGTTGGAGACGGTATCCTGTTGTATACCTCCCGGGAGACCATCTATACCTACATCCTGCAGCGGACATTAAAAGGCATCCAAGCACTCCGGGACAGCTATACTGCGGAGGGCGAGGAGTACCGTACCGGACAGGTCAACGGACTAATGAAATCTATTATCCAGTTGAAGGGTAAGAGCAATGTGCTCACCCGGACGGTCGAAGAGACCAGGCTGGAAATGAAAGACATCAAAAATGGTTTATCCACGGAGATAAAAGCGGTAGCAGGAGAGGTTGAATTAAAGGTATCGAAAGATAATCTTATTGCAGAAATAAATCTGACACCGGATAAGGCACTGATCAAGGCTGAGAGGATTGATCTAGTCGGCGTGGTAAATGCGGATGAATTGGTCAGTAAGTATGCAACAATCGAGACGCTGAATGTGACCAAGCTGGAACTGAATAATCTGATTGCCACCAAGGCAACCATTGACTCTCTGAATGCGGTGAGCGGCCGCGTGGGATCGTTGGAAGCGGATCATGTGACTACATCTGATCTGTCAGCCGTATCAGCCCGTCTAAGCAACGTGGAAGCCAACTATATCAGCGCCAGCACAGTCAAAGCGGACTACATGGAGGTATCCAATTGGACATCCTCTGGGGTAATTAAGGCGGATAAGATCTCGGCGGCAACAATCGTAAATAAACTGTCCAGTGTGGATCTGGTCAGTGTAAGAGCGCTGGGGGTCAGAGGATATATGAATTATAAAGGTGTGGTGGTTGCGTGGCGTACGCAGCGTATCAGCAGCACAGTAGTAATACAGTATTTAGGTCCGGAGGATTAAGAGATATGAGCAATTTAGAAATCAAGGAATTTAGTCAGGCAATCGCAAATTTTGTAGAAGCATCTCCGTTGCCGGAGGAAGTTAAGCGCATGGCATTACAGGAGAATTTGGCACGACAGGAGCAGAAAGCCAGGGATGCATTACTGGCGGAGATTGCGGACCGCGATGCTGCCGAGGCAAAACAGAAAGAGGTGGAGCAGGATGCAGAAAGCGTATGACTGGGAAGAGAACTATTGGGAGAATAAGCCATCGACCAAGACACCAGTGAATAAAACCAATATGGATAAGCTTAGCAATGGAGTTTGCACCATTGATGAGCGTGTAATCACACTTGATTTGACCAAGTTTGACAAGGTTGATGCGCAGTCCTGCATTAAACAGATTGCCTATGATAAAGCAACTGGTAAATGGACAATCACTGCATTTTCTGGCGCCCAGCAGGTCATTGATACCATGCTCGAAAAGCTGGCGGTTAATTTTGACTATGATCCCGAAACACAGCGGTTAATCATTACACTGGATGATGGCACGCAGAAATATGCGGATCTGTCAGCGTTGATTACTCAGTTTGAGTTTATGGACTCT